ACTTCCTTGTGACGAGCTTGCGGCATTGTTTCTTTTACTTTATTGCTGATATCCAGAGCTGTAAATAAAGTTCCGTTGCCCATAAATAACATTACTGTATCAAAAACCAAATCACTTAATTGAACTTGCATAATAATCTCCTTAAATTGAGAGCCGTGGGCGCTCCTATATTGTAATTTTTTTAAATTGAACGTCAAGGGTTTGGAGCATTTTTAAAAATGCTTTATTCGCCTTGTAAGTGTTCTCGAACTTCCATCAAAACTTGACCCAAAACATTTTGTCCGGTCCCGTCTTCACCACAACCCCAGAAATAATCCGTGGGTGACTCTTCGATTAATTCTTCGGAACCAGTTTTCATCAATTGAATGCGCAAATCAGGATGTTGCAAAAACTTGGCCAAGCAACATTCTTTCATTACCTCTCGTTTAATATGATCCCATTGAGAAACCAACTGAACTTTCTGTCCAATTAAGCGCGCTTCCATTGGATCTCCTGTTAGACGAATAGCTTCTTTTTCTGATAAAAGATTTGTTTTAGCAGATTGATAGGGTGCCTCCACAAAGTTCCACCAGTGCCCGTAAATAAACATACGGGCTCGCCAAAAGTTACTCATAAACCCGCCCAGATCTTTTAATCTATAAAACTTGATAGCCATTAATCGTCTCCCTCTCTTCTATAAATCACAACCTTGGCTCCTTGCGATTTTTCTACATAGTGAGCAAAATTAGTTAGTGTTCCTAAATAGTGTTCCCAAATACCGCCAGCAATTCCACAGCCAATACGCCATGGAAAAGCAATACTTTCCAAGTTTTCAATCTTACCAACTCGCAAAAGACATTTATGAAAATATTTTTCCCTAATTTCTATTCCATCCAAAGTGGAATGGGGGTATTTGGGTTTGCCAGGATAATATTGAGAATGAAGATTTATTATCAATCTTTGATCTTGCCCATCACCTCTAATATCAATAATCCCAGGCTTACTTGTTTCAGTTCGAGAAGAATAACAATTTGCATAAGGATATTTATCAAAGATTGCTTTGGCAATTCCAGACGCACCATTATTGGAAACACAATTTGTTTGATGACAAATATATTTTTCTTTAGCTTCTAAAAGATCGCCGGTTATTATTTCAATCATTAATTGATTTTTTTCTTTCTATTTTTCTCAATGCTTTAACGGCATCCATTAATTCTAATTCGGGATCACTCATATCTTCAATAGAAAATGAGTTGATTTTAATCATATGCCGGAAAAAACTATCTATTAATTTTGCGGCTTGAATAACGCGCCAACGCGCATCATTTACACTAATTTGAGGTTTTGTAATTTTACTCATCCTTGCCATAATTTATCCTCTTTAGAAATAATATCAACATCATACACACCTTCATAGCTCGAAATATCATTTTTTTGATATGCCACTTCTTCGGCTGTATAAGGCCCGGCTTTCTTTTCTTCCTCAAATCCTTCAATTTTATATGTAACAAAATACATTTAATAATCCTTTCCGGCTGTTTTAATCATTGTTCCACCATTCGGGAACTAAACGACGAGTCCATTTAGCAATGTAAGCTTTATCGCCACGATAATAATTACGATAAGAGGTAACCGTATCCTCTACCTTATATTGATCGGGCATGCACTTAACAAAAGAAGTTAATCCAATACTGGGAATACAATATCTAGATCTTCCTAATCGAAAAGCTTCAATAATAGACTGGCATTTATGTATCTTTTCATATCGAAAACTATACTCATCGCATAGTGCCAATCCAAGACTCAATAACCAATCGAAATTGTCTCGTGACTTACTAGCCCAGATACTACAAGGATGTTTTAGATGCGTAGCGCGATATATCGGCTGGTATTTGGGATCGTTGACAATCAGCGCGTTGTTGAGCAACTGTGTGGATTCCAAGATCATCTTGATTATATGTTTATCTAAATGATATTGAGAGCACTTAATTACATCAGTATCTAATACGAAAATGTTCATTTTCTTTGATTTCCAATAAATTGCTCGTAATTATTTCAATCATGGTAATCTTATTTGTTTTCTTCTTTCAGAATCTGAATGATTTGTTCAGAAATGTTTAATAAATTATCTCTAAGTTTGAAATCTTTCGCTTCTGACTCTTGTTTAATTTTAGGAGAATAAAAAGTATTTTTAATAGTTATCTCGTCAAATTCATAACCAAGTGTACGACCAATTTCAACTATTAGAGAAGACAATAATTCTTGTTGTTTAGCAGTCCAAACAATAGGATCGTAAAACGAATTGAGGTGGTCAAAATAAAATCTCCACGCCCTGATAACATTTTTGAATTTTTTCCCATAAAATTCAACGGGAACCATATTTAATGATTGACTGAGTTCAGGAGGACAAATCGGTCCGATAATACGGTGCGACATTAGGGTGCGTAAAATATTTTCTTTTCTTTCTCTTTTTGTCGCTCTAGCTTGAAGCAAATCTTGTAGGCGTAAAATTACGAAAGGTCCAAAAAGAAATATCGCAGCTTGGATAAAACCCATAATAATTATCCAGTGTGTTTGGATAGTCATTGCAATAACCGTTGGATCATTCATTTTAATTTCTTTCAATTATATTTCACTAATATCCTGATATAGATATACCATCACCATACATAATCACGAGGTAACCTATGTCAAGACCAAAACGAGTTGTTTCCGAACAAGAAATTAAAGAAATTTCTTCCGCGTATCTCGCAGGAACTAGCATCAACAATTTACAAAAACAAACGAAATTACAGAAACGCGTCCTTAAAAAATTATTAAATGAAGCAGGTATACGCGTTTTGTCTTCTTACGAAACACAAGTTAAAAACGCCACACCAATCGATGTTGATTGTTTGAACGCAAAAACAGATTTATCTGCTTATGTATTAGGTCTAATCTTTGGTGATGGTCACGTTCATTATGATGAACTTAAATATAAATATTCGGTTTCTTTAATTAGTGTCGATTGTGATATTCTTACCAGCGCCCAAACTCTATTTGGGAAAGATTTTCCAATTCACACGATTTTCCCAAAAAAGAAGAAAAGAAAAACTACATACAATATAGTTATGAACTCAAAAGAATTTGCTATTCATCTTCGTAAAACTTATGGATTTATTAATAGGAAAAGTGATTGTCTAATTTGGCCAAACTTACCATCAGAAATGTATCAATATTTTATTTCGGGTCTATTAAGTACTGATGGTTGTATCAGAGTTGATAGTCGTAGAAAAAATAAGGCCTATGGTATAGAGTTTTCTTATTCTTCTAATTGTTTAGATTTTATTGAGAAATTGCGCTCTCATTTATGTAAAACGCTAAATATAAAAGAAGAAGGACATATTAAAGTTCTTAAAAAGAATAAGAAACGAAAAAATCCAAATTATTCTCTTCGATATACTGGAACCAGTGCTGCTAAAATATTAGATTGGATTTATCAAAACACCAATCCACTAACAAGATGTAAAAGAAAATATGATATTTATCAAAATCACCTATTAGCTTGCGTTTCAAATTCTATAATATAACGTAATCGGTGTTGTTGTCCTGGGCCAGTGGGATTATAGGTCATTAGTTCATCATTAATAACTCCTGACTGGCCTCCTCGTGCCCATACGCTGTGATACGGTTTAATATTATGTTTATTGTAAAAATAAGAACCATTGGCCAATTTAGAGTTGCCAAAAGCAACATCCGCTAAAAATAAATAAGCTGTTTTATTATTTCCTTGGGCCCAATAAGAACCTTTAACATCACAATAATTTATCGACTTGCTCGAGTTTGTTGCCCAGTAAACGGCATCTCCATACATACTTCCAGCTGTAATGACACCAGAGGGCCTGATTAGCAATCCCTTGGTGGTAATACCAATCATATTAGCTCGTCGCGTGCCGTGCCAACCAGGCAGGATGTTAGCACTCTTGTAAAGAGTCATTAAATCCTTACCAATATCTTCTCGTCTTTCAACATATTTGGCATAAACTTCTGATGGAACGAACTTACCACATTCTTTGGCAATTTTTTCCGAGGTTTCGAACCAATATTTCTCTTCATTCTTGCGATTAACCTGGAAAATCTTATGATTTTTCAACTTGCCAAGACCGGAGTGATTGCTGGCACGAGTAGCATGAACCAAATTATCTAACCATCTCCAGGTTGGATTAGCCGGATCTAAGAACTCCAAGTCAGCATTGAGGGTAGCATACTGACTATCAACCGCCGTTTTCTTGGAAATAACGGCTTGAACATTTTTCGCATCGGCAAAAACGTCTAAAATGTCAAGGGCTTTATCAATTTTAGGGTCATCATCGAAGCGCAGCAAATCCGCATCAATTCGATGAGGAAGAACGTGAGGGATATTGGAATAATATTGGCTGGTTAATTTATTAAGTTCTTGAGTATCTGGTTTTTTATTATGAACTTGCAGGCGAGCTTCTTCTAAAATCTTTTTAGCCAAGTCAATTTGATCAAGAGAAAGCTGTCCAAGCGGGCACTTTTTGGTATCGAGATTCAATTCTACGAACTCTTGAGTAACGCCGAACCAAGTTCTAACCAAATCTTGAACTTGCGGATGAAGTTTGCTGGGAGTGGCATCTTTTTCTACCACAGTGGCGCCCATTTTCTTTAACGCTTCCACCGAAACGGAATTGTTCATCTTGGATTTTCCAACTTCCGAACCAATATCTGATTTAGATAATTTAACTTCTACATATCCTTTTTTAGTTTTGCTTTTGATAATACTTTCGGCTTCTTTTTCGGCTTGCACAGTGCTATTACAAACGCGATATTCTTTAGCGCCAGAAGCTCCCACTCGACCATAGACTGTATATAAATACAAGTCTCCTTTATCAGATTTAACAATCTCGAGGTTGTAAAACTTATTGTTATTATTGATGATATCGGTAAAATTAAGGGTCCATCTTTTGACAGACTCCACCACATTAACCGTGATATCTTTAACCACAGGTAGCGACATTTTATATTCCTTTGTTTATATAGAATAATGAATTAAGAATAAGTTTTTCTCGACAAATAAATTATTTGGGGACACATCTAAAATACAATATAATCATATTGGTGTCGCCCTGGATACAGATCATTGTTTGATCCTTGTAAGGATAACATGCCTTGTTGGCATATAAGGAAAATTGTCCGTCTTTGCTTTTAATAATAGCGTTACGAGTATTAAGTTCTAACTCAAAAGAGCCGCAACTACAAAGAAAACAGAATAAAATAATGAACCAGCATTTCACAAGAAAGATGCGGCGTTATTCAGATTACCAAAAAGCCTTCAATTTTACTAATTTTTCGAACTCTTGATAAGTTTTATATTTTCCATATAGATAATATTCTTTGAATCCACAAGGATATTCGATAGCGGGGCCATCCACACGATGTAATTTACCATTCAAATAGTATTTTTTGGCACGCAAGACCTGATACATACTATCCGCAAACAAATATGCGGTCTTTGTATAAGCCGTAATATAATTCATTATTGAATAATCCATCTTACTCTCGATGCAAAAATGTGAGCACTGCATCCATAATAAGACTGACTACGCCACCTGCCAAGCCCCAGCACAATGCCCAGCTCAATTTGTAACTTTCCTGCGATACAAAATAGATGCTCAGCCCCGCCCAAAAGCCCGTGCAATAATAACAATCTAATAACTTATAGAATTGGGGGCCAATTAAGGGCAAGCGCATTATCCAATTGCGCCATCGAGCAATCAAATCCCAAGGACCATCAGCTTGTTTAATAACAAAAGCCAAACCAAAAATGGCACAAATTAAAACAATAGTATTCATTTAACGATGCCCGCCATGACTTCCGCCCCCATGATGACTGCTGCCATGGAAACTCCCTTCGTGATGACTGCCATTTTCATGGTGCGTGCTACTGTAAGAGCCTCCTTCATGATGATTAGTGCCATGAAAAGAACCGTTATTAAAATGATGGCCATAATATCCGTGTGAATAACCGTGATAATAGCCATGTTCCCGATAATATCCATGATACCGTTCCCAATATCCCGGATAATATCCATAATGCCATACCCCGCCATACCAAAATCCACCTGCCCCAATCCAAATACCATAATTGACATCCCAATAAATTGGACCTTCTGATGTCAGATAATAAGTGACGTTACAAACTTCTCTCTCACCATAATCGTCTTCTACTACTACACAGCCAGAAAAAGGATTAGAAGAAACTAATACCGGATTGGCATAAGAAGTTTCTTCGGCACATCCGACAGAAACCATCATCGAAACGACGCAAGCGATTAAAATTAATATTCTTTTCATTTTACCATCCATTTTAATTGCCAAAGTTCGTCTGGATTTTTAATTATCTTCATCATACTATCAAGTCGAACCGTCAGCTTGGTGCCCAAATAATCTCGATCTGGTTTTTCAAAAAGATTATTGTCATGCAGCCATTGCAGATTTATGCAAGCACTAACCTCACCTTTACGGTTGGTTTGATCAACAATTACCATGCAGACATATTGGTTAGGGTCTAAATCTTGATTATTTAGTTTATTTCCGAAGATTTTTTTATCAGTTTTTTCGAAAATCCAAGACGCTCCCCATTCTTTGGCATCACGAGCATCTTTAGTTTTAACAGCTATTCTAATGCCAGAAAGCCAATCAGACAAATCGGGATCCCAGGATTTATCTTTTTTACCATAGATTTTGTAATCAGGTTTGGATAAATCGGGATAATATGGGAAATAGGTCGCATAAGCCAGCTCCTCGCCCAATTTTCCATTAGTTAATTGAATTACTTGGCGATAGTATTTGCTAGGATCTTGTCCTCGGCGAGCATATTGATCCACACTGGTGGGCAAAGATGCCTTGGCAAAATCTTTACATATTACAATTAATTCGAGAGAAAAGTTTCCTGCAATTTTACGCGGCTTCATATGATCTCAATATAACTTCTTTCAAATAAATAATATTTCCTCTTCCGATAATTTATGATAAGAGCCTTTGCCAACACGACACTCGATATTTCTAGAAACATTTATTGTCACTGGGCAGTGCGTGTGTCCCATTAAACAAATAAGGTGCCGCTTTTTATGTTTGCTCATTACTTTTTCTAACTCTTGTCCCAAAATTATATTAGTATTGTAAGGTTCATAAAACTTTTCACTAATCCATTCATTAGCCCGATGCCCTTCTTTCCAGGCTGGAAAGTGACTCAACAAATAAATAGTTTTATATTCTTCTACGGCTTGTTCTAATTTGGATGATAATTGTTTAGCACTATCTTCCGCTAAAGATCTAAACTTTTCAATTCTATGTTTCATAGAAGGAAGTTCTTTAAACTCTTTGATTAGAAACCAATCAAAAGTATATTTTAAATATTCTGTATTGCCATGTCTAGCATCATACCAGCCCATATTACCGATACAACAAACTTCTTCAGTAATAGGGATTATTCCGGCTTCATCCATCCAAACGAGATTTTTATGCTTTTTACAGACTTTTCTAATGTTAGAAAGGGTTCTTTCCATGCTAGAAAAATGAAAATCATGATTTCCTGGGACAAAATAAAGGGGCCTTCCAATTCGAGCCCCTAAAAAATCTAAATCTGCTATTAAAGTTTGCGAAGAATTGGAAATGTCACCAGTTATAAATACTCCTTTAGGTCTCTGGTCTAAAATAGTAGATAATAATTTATATCTATTCCAAGGATAAACATGTGTATCGGTTAGCCAAATATATTTATCTCTTTGCATATTTTTCCATCAAACAAACATTCCGCAAGAAGCTTTTACATCAAATCCAACGCGAGGAATTATTTGAACTTTACTATTAAACTTAAATCTATCTCCAATTATTCCAATATTGCGATTAATTATTTCTTCTGAACTTTCCACGCCCTGTTCTGGAGAGGCTGTATTGTAACGAACTAGATTAAACTCGCAAATCAAATTAATCTTTTCAATAGCCTCGCAAATATTATTAATTTCATTAATCGAGTCATTCTCTCCAGCAATGAATGGAAAATGTATCTTTACTATCTTTTTAGAAAAATCTTGATAATCTTTCAGCATAATCAAGGCTTCGCTATGATCCATGGCGGCTGGCATCCATTTTTTACGCCATTCTGCATTAGTAGAATATAAAGAATAATAAATCGTAGGATTTATATAATTAAAGATATTGGTTAAAGGTTTCTTCAAAGTTGAAGGCATAATAGTAGAGATATTAAACTTGGCTGGCAACCCTTCATTTCTAGCAACTTCGCCCAATTTACTTAAAAGTTCATCGCCAGACTCCAATAAAATCTTGTTAGCCAGGGGCTCCCCTCGGGCCATAAAATTGTAATGCATATATTTGGCTGGCTTATCTTGCTTACGATAATGCTTAAAGACCTGAATAGCTTGAGCCATAAAATCATTGTGGCTGGAATCGACGAAGGATGTTTGACCAGTAGCAGTTAAGTGGCAGAAGGTACAGCCCCGATTGCAACCAGTCTGTGATGATAGATAGGCAATAAAGTATTCATCACACTTACGAACGAAACGAGACTCGAGAAATCCAACTAATTGTTCTTCTACGAAATTAACAGAACGATCTATTTGCGAATTGAGAACTTTAAGTTGCTGCATTATTTGACCATTTCCAAAAAGTCTTCTTCCGAAACCAAAGTCGTTCCAAGTTTGCGAGCCGTTTGTGCTTTGGAGCTGGTGCTATTAGCATCGGCAATGACTAAGTAAGTTAATCCCTTACCCACGGAGCTTTTAACATCGCCACCAGCATCAGCTGCCATTTTTTCCAAAACGGGGCGCTTATTTTGCATGGCACCAGTAAAGCAAATACTTTTCCCGGTCAAAGTTCCAACAACTTTCTCTTTAATCTCAACTCCATTGTCTAATATAGATAGAATAAGTTGTTGATTATGCCATAAACCATCCGCTAATGATTTAGCTTTAGTGGGCCCGACACCTGGCACCTGTTCAAACTCACTAGCACTTAATTGTCCAAACTTGGTCAGATCATCACAGCCGGCGTTCATGATAGCCTTGATAGTAGACTGTCCGATCATGGGTATCGATAACGCACCCAGAAAGACTTCCAAAGCCACCTTTTTGTTGGCCCACAAGATATCGTGACACTTCTGTGCAGATTTCTTGCCCATTCGATCCAAATTAGCCAGATCATCCACGGTTAGTGTATAAAGATCGGCTACCGTTGTCACTTTACCGCTGTCTATTAATTTTTCAACCAGAGTATCTCCCCATTCCAAGAGGTTTAATTCTTTAATCCAGTTCTTAACTCGACCAATAATTTGAGCCCGACACCCCGTTATGTTGGGACATTGAACATATTCCCCTGTCTCAATTAATAAGGTGTTGCAATCTGGACAATAAGTGGGCGGTTCAATCACCTTACCAGTTCCTTTAATCAACTCTTCAATGCGAGGAATAACATCATTAGCCCTAGCAACCAGAACAGTGGCACCAATATCAAGGCCTAGTTCGGTAATATAGGCCATGTTATAGATGCTGGCACGAGTAACCGTTGCTCCCACCAATACAACAGGATCGACCACGGCTACTGGAGTAATGCGACCACTATTACCTACCTGCCAAATGATATCTCGAATGACTGACTCGCGAGCTTCATTATCGAACTTAAAAGCAACGGCGCCTTTGGGTCGAAGATCTTTATCACCTAAAGCGTTTTGTTTATCCAAATTATCAATGCGAATGACCAGACCATCAATATCATAATCAAGTTTGTCTCGATTGACATCTTGGTAAGTCCGCCAATGTTTATTAACTTCTTCGGCGCTTTTAACGATCCACCAATTAGGCGTATCTAATCCCTGATTCTGTAACCAAACAAATTGTAGTTGCTCACTCTTGAAATCAATATCCCCCAAGACTTGGTAGAACAAGATATTAAGCTTATCAACGCCCACACCATCTAACCGCTTACTAATACCGGAAGCTGCATTGCGTGGATTGGCTTTATCAGCGAACCATTGTTTATGTGTGCTCTTGTGCATAATAATTTCACCACGTAAAGAGCCGGTGAACTTGTGAGCAAGGTGCGATTTAACACCGCCCATTTTAACCACATTAACAGTAATATCTTCTCCCGTTTCACCATCACCACGAGTGATGGCTTGGTGAAGACTTCCATTCTCATAAATGACCTCAATAGAAAGCCCATCCAACTTTTCGACCATGCACAGCTTGCCATCGGGATAAGTATTCTCTACCCACTTGATCAATTCAACCGGCGTATTAACTTTATCCAAACTTCCCATAGGGATTTGGTGCTTGGCCTTTTGCCATTCTGAGGGAGCAATAGGAGCACCAATAGCTGTTACCGCCTTATTAGACGGATCTAATAGGCGCAATTCATCTACCCAAGCATCGAAAATCTTATCACTAACGGTGGGTTGGTGATTATAGTAGTCGGTTCGTGCTTTGAAAATCTTGTTTTCCAGCTCTTGAATACGATTAACCTGCATATTGTAACCTATAAATGGCTCGGGTAAGTACGACATAGTTAAAAATTGTGACGCCGGACGCACCCCTCCCAGCGTCTTTTTAATGTAACCACTCGATCCCACGATGTCAAGCTGGCACGGATCTTGCCCGACGCTAGTTGCCCACAGCTAATTCAACGATAAAAAACCTAACGGGATGCTCTTCCCAGCCCAATGTATAAAAGAACATATCTTCCGTTTCTTCATGCCAATGCACGCCTAAATTATGTCGTCGTTCATCTGCTAAAGATTTGAGATATTTTCGAGCACCTTCTATAGTAGCAAAAAACATTATATTGCGTAATTCTGGGGTTGCAGAACATGTCACGGCAAAAATTGATTTAGTCTTTGACATAACGGGTTCTTTGCTGCTAAAAGCACGGCTTCTTATTTTCTTCATTATCTCATTCCCACTTTTAAAGATTAACTTTACGATAAAGTTCCATTGCCTGATCACGAGTTAAGTTAAAATGTTTTAACAAGAAATTAAGAAGACCGTCGCTGGTAGCTGTCTCCATTCGACATAAAACACAACTTGTTAAATCATCCCATTTACCGCGTTCAGATTTTTCTTCTACAGCTCTTCCGCCACATTCATCAGAGCAAAACATTACTTCACAACCGGAACAGGTGAAATGATAACTGCAATCAGGAAAATTGCGTTCGCAATTTTGACAGGTATAATAATCAACTCCCATTATCTTATCTCCACTTTTAATTCATTGGTTAGTCTTTGACAAATAGACTTTTGGATTTTATCCACCTCTGCATTGCGCAAGGTGCTGTCCATCGATCGATAAACAATACGATAACATTGGCTGTGTTTCCCTTTGGCATTATGAAACTCGTCGATCAATGTTATACTTTCGATTAAATTGTTCTTATCCTCGTCCCTGGCGATGGAGCACATATCGTTATAAGTAAATTTTGGCCCGATAAAGAAGGAAACATCCTTATAGCACATTTCATATTTAGAAAATGATTTGAACTTGTTAGTTTGTCCTTTTTTGAATTGACTTAAAAATCGCGAATCGTTGCTCCAAAAAAGTCTAATATCGGGAATATCAAACATAACCATAGCCAAACGCTCAATGCCCATTCCAAAAGCCCAGGCTTGATGATTAGAAAGTCCTAAATCCGCCATTATATCGGGATGCACCGTTCCAGCGCCTAATATTTCCAGATATTTGGGGCCTGCCTCGGTTTGCAGCTCTACTTCCACCTCTAACGAATCGACAGTAAAGGGAAAATTAATACCTTCCACTTCACAATCCTCTAAAAAGCGATAAACACAATTTTCACCAAAAAGGGATTTTATTAAACCAGATAGTCGATTTCTCAAATCCTTTTTAACATCCACATCATCGGGAACAATACAGAAAGCATCTATTTGATGAAAAACAGGATAATGTGTGGCATCAATAGCGTCTTTACGATAAACATCCCCACAAGTAATATATTTAAGCTGACTTCTATTACTACCGCCACCGCTATTGCTACCCAAAGGGTATAAGTAACAGGTCATATGAGTGCGCAATACTATTTCTTCGTTTTTGTAATAAGTGTCAGATGGACTACGACTAGGATGATTGGCAGGAACTCGTAATCGATCAAAATTATACTCTACCGGAATATAAGGAGAGGCAATCTCAATTCTAGCCAAATCAGCAAAATAATCAAAAACCTTTTCTTTGATTATGCAAATTGGGTGATTAAGTTCATTGTATAATTGACGACCAATTTTATCGGCAATACTGGGAGGAATATTATTCATTTATTAAAATACTCGTCAAAAATGTCAATGAAAGGTAAGTTTTCTTTTTTCAAAGGGATGTTGAAAGATTTTGGCAAGCCGGTAGATAAATAAGCTTGGCATTCGTCAATATATACTTTGGGAGGATATCCCTTTTCCTTAAGAACCTTACAAAGTAAGGTATAAAAGGGCTTCTTTAGTTTTTTCACCAATTGGGTCATCCTCTTTTTGTAGAGAGGCTGGGTGTAAAATAGGCCATGTGCTACTTCGTGCCTCATAGTAATTTCAGCATCGGGATGATCGTCGGTTCCAATAAAGTAAAACTTGCCATCAGGATATTTTTCCAAAAACTTACGATATAGATTTCGCATTTCATAATCATAAAGGTTACGATCAGAAATCCCTAGATCCCAAACTTTTTTAATCGTATCGGCAGGAATATTAAATCCGCCCCAATCGTCAGGATAAGTAAATACTCCATGGCCATATTGATGTGAATACCAATCCATGAAGTCTAATAGCTCAAATTGATGATTGCGAAACTTTGGATTGGGCGACTCGTAAAACTCTTGATATCTCAAAAAATGCATACACAAATCATACCCTCGTTTAAACTTCAAAAAGAAAATACGAGGCTTAACTTCGGAGACTGTATACTTGTTTTTCAAAAATATTTATCCTTTTATTTTAAAGTTTGTAATTTTTTCAAAAGGAGTGGGCGCCCACTTTTATGCATGGGCCATAAACCGACGACAGTTTCGGTGCCAGGTATTAATTCAGTTAATCCGGCATCTACCACAATTACATTTGGAGTTTCTTTACATTCTTCTTTAAGTTTAACCCATTCTTTTTCGTTAGCAGTGAGAACTACTTTACGAAAAGAAGATGCTATCCATTGTTCAAAGGATAATTCCCATTGGACAGTTTTTTCTTCGAGAGAAGGTCGAACCAAATCGTGCTTACGACGATTTATTAATTCTTCATGAATGCCCCCATACTTCATCTGAAGCATTTGGGAAGCA